CCATTGCACCAGCAGAATAATCTCCACAATTTAAATTAACTAAAATTAAAATTTTGCTAGTAGTTGATTGTGGTGTAATTGTGGCATTAAATCCAGTAATATCATACCAAGTGTAATTTGAACCATAACTAACTGTTACTGGAGTAGTAAGAGTAGAACTAACACATTGGATTACTGTTTGACCACTACCATATAAAGATACTGACATAATTAGTCCTTAGGCTGGATTAGCGATTGCAACGAGTTGTGCAGTAGTTGTAGCAGCAGCAATAGCGGCACGGCCAGCAGTTAATTCAGCAGTAAAGTCTGCATCACTTGGGGTGTTTTCAATACCAGCTAATGTGTTTAACTGACGCTTTTGGGCTACTTGAACCGCAGCAGCATTAAAGTCACGCAGTTTGTGGGTTTGGGCTGTTGGGAAATCTACAGTTACTGTAGAGCCATTTAGCTTCCATGCGTTAAAAAAAACGGAATCAGCACCCTGAGGTAATGTGGAATCATCCACAATAATTGCACCAGCAGGGCAGTCTTTTGTTAAAACTTCGTTAATAGGCAGTTCGCCTGTGGGAACACAGACCGAAACTCCATTGTTACTATTCGCATAAATAATTACTTGTGACATTATTTTTCCTTTAATTATCTAAATACAACAACATTATATGTTTCTGGATTGCTACTTCTGTCATAAACACTAATACTAGAAGAAGTATTTGAAGTATTTGTTAATCCTGTTGTATCACCATCAGAAGATGTAGTACCGCCTGATGTGTTCAATCTTTTATTAACAAAAGTTGCAAAGTTCGCATCAGCCAAAGCATTTGTAAAGTTCACAACAAAAAATCCTGTTGCTGTAACACTTACAGAAGATACATTGTAAGAAGCGTTGATTGATGCTGTTCCGCTTGAAGCATTAAATCTTACCCAAGCCTTTGCACTGCCATAAATGGCATTATCCATTGCGGTGCTATTACCAGCACCATCTTGTAGAGTATCTGCGACTATTGTTCCTGCCATGATTTATCCTTTAATTGCCTAATATTGCAATATAAACATAAGTGGTGTTGTAGTTTCCTGAACCAGATTGAAATACTTGAACAGGCAATGATGTTGTTGTTGGTGTTCCATTAACCACCATATATCCATTGTGATTACTGTTATCGCACATTCCTGTAACACAATAATTTGCATTAGGCATTGCAGTAGCAAAGTTTATTGTATAAGTTCCAGAAGATGAATATGTTACTGAACTTACATTAAAAGAATTGGTTACTGTTTGTGTATTTCCATTGTAATTTACCCAAGCCTTAGCAATACCTAAATAAGCATTATTAGTGCTAAATAGACCTGTATCGGTGTTAATTGTTGAAGCGACTATTGTGCCAGCCATAATTTATCCTTAAACGATTACCCAGCGTGAGCCAGTAGAAACTGTGACAACAACGCCTGTATTAATAGTTACTGTTCCTGCGGTAGAAGCATTTTTACCTGATGGAATAGTATAGTTAGTAGTGACGTTTTGACCATTTAAAACAAATATTTGATCAGAACCGCCGCCAGTTGCTCCCCCACCAACCTGTCCCCAAGCAGAGCCATTATAACCCTCAAATTGGCTAGTTGACAAGTTGAATCTAAACATGCCTGTTGAAGGACTAACTGGTTCTTGTCCAGTAGTTCCAACAGGTACAGTAATTGCTGCGTTAGAACCAAATACAACGCTATTGCCACTGACGTTTAAACCACTGGCGTTCAAACCGCCAGCGATAGTCACTGTGGTGCCGTTCCATGTTAGATTTCCTGAGCTCGATAGCAATCCACCGGTTCCAGCAAATACAACAGAATTGGCAGATAAACTAGTATCTGTCAAAGAGGTAAACACACCATTGCTAATCGCGTTTGATGCTAATATTTGTACTACACCATTTGCATTTTTATAATACAGTATTCCATCGGCGGTATTAAGCGCCAACTCTCCATTTACCAAGTTAACGGCACTTGGGATATGTGTGCTTGTTGGACTATAATACAGCGATATGGGTGTGTAACCAGTTTGTGCCATATTCCTACCTTAAAAATTTTTTAAATGCTCGATTACTTCTTTTGGTTCTACAAATCGATCATTTCGATGTTCGGTGGCTTCCCACCACAAGAATTGATTATTTACTAAACATGATCGATCTTTTAGTAAATTAGTATTTTCTGGATGTCCAAATATCAGCGGATCTGATGGGCCCCATAATACAATCCCTTTTACTCCTTCATCCCAGCCTAGGTGTTGAAAAAAACTATCAACTCCAATCCATGTACGGCATTGCCAAAGTAATTCTCTTAATGCACTAATTGGTAGGTTGGTTCTAAAATCCGGCACTAATTGCTTTTCGCCTTCAATACCAACTTGAACTATTGGCTCATCAATTAAACTAATAAGCTCTTCCCAATATGGGTAGTTCTTTGGATTTTGTTTACCATTACGCAACTTCTGCGCATAGGGAGATATAATAATCATAAATACATCTTCCTATAAGCATTTTCAAGACTATCTTGCCACTTCCATTGATCCATTTTGCGGTAGATATTATGTCCTTCAATATCACCAAATAACTGGATAGCCTCTGATATTGGTCTTCCTTGTATTACTTCAGGATAGCAAGTAAAAACCAAGGGATTGCGAACATCAGGCAAAACGTGACTAAAGACAATATGATCGCCGAGGCCAGAACTAAGAACCACAATAGTATGGTCCCTGTACTTGAGGACATTTCTAAATATCTGCTCATCGTGCTCGTACATCTCCTGCTTTGTCTCACTGCGAATTCCGCCTTGCGGGTTTTTCATGTGCCACGTTATTGCATTGGGTACTACTAAAACCTGATAACCTTTTCGATGCAAACTGTATGTAAACAGTGTTTCTTCGCGGTGGGCCACGCGCGATAAGCTAAGATTATAATCGCACACACCAGCACGGTATAAAAAAGTACAGTGTAGATGTTCAACTTGCTTAGTAACATATATGTTACCCCACTGAATGTTAGGCTCTTTATCAATGTTGTCTATAAGGCCTGTTACAGCGCCTGTATCAGGCAAATAGGGAGGAGTTAATACCGACCCACCCACTGCACCCACAGACTCGTCTACGTGGCTGTAAAGCGTTTCTAAGACGTTTGGCTCTGGCACTGCATCATCATCAACGCGCCATACCCATTCATATCCTTCCATGTTGGCATGCTGATGAATATGGTGTTGACCTTTTTTCTCAGCAAACCGCCACTCCCACGCAATCTTTTTTGCATCCAACATCTGAAAAAAGTAGCTGTAAATCAACTCTTTTCGCATGTCCTGCGGTTCGTCATTATCATCAAATACAATCAGCTTATCTACTGGTTTAGTTTGATTGATAATGGCATTTAATACCAAGGGCAGTGTGGTGAAATATCTGCCACGGGTTGCTACCGAACAAAGTACTTTAGACACGGTATTTCTTTGCTAAATGGACTTCGTTTTGTGCAAAAATACTAGCCCAATCTTTTACTAAGTTGGTATCTAGCATTGTGCCTTCAGCTTTATGGTAGATTGGAAAGTCGCCTTTGTAACCAACATCTACAATCTTAAAACCAGCTTCTTCTGCTTTGGCGCAGAACTCAATATCTTCACAACCGCCAATACCGTATTCTTCGTTCAATAAACCAATCTTAGTAAATACTGCATGGTCAATCATCACACAGAAAAATATAGCAAACTGGCGTTTTGTAATTTCTGAATACTGCGTTAGCACTGCTCCAATATCACCGGCATCTAAACGCTCTAACCAATTAGGGCCAAGAATAACAGTGTCATTATTTAATAGAACAATCTTTTCGCCCTTGCAAATCCGAATGCCTCTGTTGGTTGCAGCAGCAAACCCAAGGGGATCGTTGTGCCAAACTACTACCAAATTAGGCATAATGGTTTGTAGGTAATCTAAATATTGTCTTGTGTTATCTACGCAACCATTTGCGGATACGATGATTTCTACATCGCGCATGTCTGTGTATTTAACAATCGATTCAATACACGGTTTTAGATAAGTCTCACAATGGTTATACGTTGGTATAACAATACTGTATTTCATTTTACCCTAACAGGTTTCTACAAACCTTTTATTATACTACACAATTACTGCTCTGTATCCTGTTGCCACGGTTAAAGTAACGCCTGTGTTAATAGTCAACGGTCCAGCAGCCATTCCATTGTAACCAGAAATAGTTAAATTGGATGATAACGTTTTAGCGTTTTGAAAAAATGGACTTGTTGATGGTAACTGGTTTGGGCCCGGTGATCCGCTATATCCTGAGTAACCAGAAGTACCAGCAGATCCTGCTCCACCACTATAGCCGCTATATCCGGAAGCACCATTAGAACCCGTTCCACCACTGTATCCACTAAAGCCACTGTAACCGGATGTTCCATTAGAACCAGTCCCGCCACTGTATCCACTAAAGCCACTGTAACCAGAAATACCGCTAGAACCTGTTGCACCAGAAATACCACTAAAGCCGCTATAGCCACTGTAGCCAGAAGTTCCGTTTGTGCCTGTACCACCACTGTAGCCGCTATAGCCACTGTAGCCAGAAAAACCAGAAGTTCCTATGCCACTATAACCACTAAATCCACTATAGCCTGATATACCACTGGAACCTGTTGCTCCGGAAATACCGCTAAATCCGCTGTAGCCAGATGTTCCATTTGATCCTGTTACGCCGCTATATCCTGAAGTTCCGCTATAGCCAGAGATTCCGCTAAAGCCACTGTAGCCAGAAATTCCAGATCCGCTATAGCCAGAGATACCGCTAAATCCGCTAAATCCGGATATGCCAGAAAAACCGCTATAGCCTGATACGCCAGAACCGCTATAACCAGATGTGCCACTGTAACCGGATGTACCGCTGTAGCCAGATAAACCTAATCCAGAGTATCCTGAATATCCTGAATATCCTGAAAAACCACTAACACCGTTAATAATTGCCAAAAACACTGGTAAGTTGTTTGCAAATCCAGTGGTTCCAGTTCCTAATGATTTTATTAGTGTTACTGGATATCCCCAATAGCTATTTGATGCTCCGGGATTATAATTAACAGGCGCGCCACTAACTTGCCAAACTTGGTAGTTGTCGCTGTTTGTTTCATCTTGAATGATGAACTCTTCAGACTGTGTGATAAATGATAAGAAAATATCAATGTCAGCACCAGTTTGGGTTTTGTGAGAAACATAAACTTCTGTTGCGCTAGTTTGAGTAGCGTTATTCCAAATAAGGAAACCATCTCCGGGATAACCTGAAGTAATGGTTGTATTTGCTTCATATGGAAACGAAACAGTAGAAGACCCCGGTGTTCCGGAAAAGCCACTGTATCCTGAGATACCGCTGTAGCCGCTAATACCGCTGTAACCGCTAATACCGCTATAGCCTGATATACCACTAAAGCCGCTATAGCCTGATATACCACTAAAGCCGCTATAGCCTGATATACCACTAAAGCCGCTATATCCAGAAATACCACTGTAGCCGCTATAGCCAGATACTCCAGAACCACTGTAGCCTGATATACCTGAAAATCCAGATTTTCCGCTGTAGCCTGATATACCGCTATAGCCACTATAGCCACTGTAACCAGATACTCCGGAACCACTATAACCTGATATGCCAGAAAAACCTGAAAGGCCAGAAACACCACTATAGCCAGAATAGCCGCTATATCCGCTAAAGCCAGACACACCGGAACCAGAATAGCCAGATATGCCTGACCATCCGCTGTAGCCACTATAGCCTGATACACCAGAGCCGCTATAACCGGATATACCTGAAAAACCAGAAAGACCGGAAACACCGCTATAGCCTGAGTAACCACTAATGCCGCTAAAACCTGATGTGCCAGAGCCACTATAACCAGATATGCCTGACCATCCACTATAACCTGATACGCCAGATCCACTATAGCCTGATACACCAGATCCACTATAACCAGATATACCTGAAAAACCAGATGCACCACTAAATCCGCTATAGCCAGAATATCCAGACCAACCTGAAATTGGGCCAATAACTTGTTGGCTACCATCACTATAATAAATAACTAAATCACCATTGTATGGTGTATAGATTATGTTGGTGATCAATTTACCGGGCGAAGCAGCATTAGCAATCTGCGAAACAGAAGCCTGCTTTGTTACGCCGCCTTGAACTACAGGGATTTGTTCAGTACCCGTTAGGTTGTAGGCAACCGGTAGTTGGGTTATCGATTGATCAGCCATTTATTATTCTTTTAGGTATATGTAAACTCACCATGCAAGGTGGATGTGCCAAATGTTGAATAAACAGAAAGATCAACAACACCAGTAACGACATACGCTGGAGTTGTTGCTGTCATTTCAGTTGGGCTTACAATATTAAAGTTTGGTACATTAACACCACCCAACGTTACATTAGTGATGTTTACAAAATTGGTGCCAGTGATCGTAATTGCTGTGCCACCGGCTTTTGGGCCACTAGATGGCGAAATAGTGTATAGCGTCGGAATAGTAGGCGATGGGAAAAACTGATATGTACTATCTAAATTCAAATCACCTTGCGTACCAATTCCTGCAGGTTGTCCTGTAACAAAAATAGAATTGTTATTTTGAAAACCGTTTTCAGTTAATAGTTGATTACCACCAATTGGACCAGTAGCAACTGATACATCTGGGCGTGGGAATCGTAGTGCAATATTTTCAGTTTGACGAGCAGGTAAACGCCATGGGTCAAACTTATCAAGGTCATCTTTGCAGACCCGCATTCCGGGGAAGTTGGGATCTGGCATTAGCTCGACATACGGAAACTTCCTGTTGCAGCGATCACAGATTGCTACAGCAAGAACCGAGTTTCCGCGAGTGTCGAGATAAATAGGCATTTAGCTGCCTTAGATTGCTGACGCTAACGCTTGACCGTCGTTTTGAACCAAAAAGCCTTCAATATATGCTGCAACGTGCTGAGCAGAACTATCGCTTGTTGAAAAAGCAAAAGTCAAATCCGCTTTTTGTTGGAATACATTTGGTGCATAACGGTGCACATCCATGAACAATGTAAAGCTAATTTGTGCGGTAGAAAGATTAATACCGTTCGTGGAATTAGTTAAATTGTAGAAAATATAAACGTTGCTAGATAAGCTGCTGCCAGACCAAGCATTAATTCGGTTTAGGTAAAATGTATAGCCATTTGGTACAGTATAAACTGTCATTTGGCTGCGACCTAATCCGGGGTTAATCTGAGCATAAGTTGTACCGCCGTTTGAAACAGTAATTGTTCCAACGTTGCTAACTTGACCAGAAGCTACAGCAGTCATAGATATGCTGTTAATACGCAAAAACTTATTAACGGTAGTTACACCAGTTGTGCCATTTAAAGATACAACTTCGGTTAGCTGATTGTAGTTAGCATCAAGACCATTAATAGTTACTTTTGCTGGGCTTGCATCTGTTGCGGATGAGCTTGCAACAGTCATAGTTAAAGCTGTGCTAGGGAATGTATATGCTGTTGCATTTTCCCACAATGGAATTGGTGTACCTGCTACGTTGGCATTATAACCATTAATATTGACCAATGTGTGACCCATGATTTGACCACGGGAAACTTGTAAATCAAATGGTTCTGTGCGACCAACCTTAGTTACTGACTCAACAGCAGCTGGAATATTTTGTAAATTTGTTACTAGATTCGATGCCATAATTAATTTCCTTTTAAGTTAAGTAGGGGGCATCGAGCCCCCTAGGCAATTAATTACGAGTTTGTGTAACCTTGGCCAACGTTGATAATCGAACCAGTGTAGTTACGTGCTGTGTATTGTGTTTGGAATACACCAGAAATAGCACCACCAGAGATAGCAGTTACGTTAGCAGCAGAGAAAGTCAAAGTAGCATCAACAGTACCAATGTTGCTAATTGCATTTGCAACAGCAGCAGATTGAGTAAAGCTAATGTTAACGATTCCGCCAGTGGTATTTGGAGTAATTGTGCCCAAAGAAGTAACGGTGTTAGCACCACCAGTTGTACTTGGCTGTGTTAAAGAAACAGTGATTGCGCCGCCAGTTAAACCAGTGGCAGAAGTAGTTTGATAAAATGTTACGTTTTCGATAATTGCACCGGCTGGCAACACAAATGGGGTTGCAGTGGTTTGGCCAATATCGGCTGTTTGGAATGTTACGGTGCCAGAGTTAGCGGCAGAAATTGGGTTGAGGATGTAGCTCTCTTGAGTACATACTGCTGCGCCAGTGTTATCTGGAGCAATTACGCCGTTGTTGGTTGGGTTGTTGTACTTATTAATGCGTACTGGTTGATTAAATGTTACTGACATTTTGATTGTTTCCTATCAAGAGTTTATAGCCCCACTCAGTCGCTTGATCGTCTACTGGGAAGGAGCAGTAGTCTGTTGGGGGCAAATCTTCCTATAACTAATCATACAAAAAGGAAGCAAAATACGCCCCAAAATGCAAAAAAGCCACCTTGTGGGTGGCTTTTCTGTTGTTGCAGTTGGTTTGGATTACAAACCGGGGGTTCCGTAGATGTTACGTGCATCGTGCCAACCGGTAGCATAACGCTCGGTGGCCTTGTAGCGCATAGAATCAGTTTCGAAATCGCCTTCCATGGATTTCTCCATTGGACGACGCATAACGAGCATGAGACCATTTTCAGCATCGGTCTGTACCCACCATGCCTTGGAAGAGCTCAAACGGGTTACAACGTGTGTACCCTTTGGCAACATACCAGTGGACTTGATTGGGTTGAGATCGTTGTCAGCTGTACCAGAACGCAGAACCGACTTCAGAATTACTTCTGATTGGAACTCGAGTGCTGGTGGAACAACTAACTGCTCTGCCTTCAAACGGATACGCTTACCGTTGTTGTCGATAGCGGAACGAATTTGAATCAACATCTGTTCAACAGAAGTTTGGCTCAAAGAAGCAGCTGTAGACAATTGGTTAGAGTAAGAACCGCCGTTAGCGATTGGGTGTGCTGTGTTGATCAATGTAACGCCATCACCACCAACATAGCCGGTTGTGAATGCGAAGTTGAGCAAGTTAGCGCATAATGTTTCTTTGGTTTCAATCATTGACTGAGCGAGGTGCTTAGCAAATGTTGAGCCGATACGGATGTGATCACCGTCTTCCATCAAAACTTTGGTCAAGGCATATGCCAAGCCATAGATTTGGTAGA